TTATCATCTGACCAAGACTCTTCCCAACCATTAGCAAGTAGATACTCTTTTTTCTGTTCAAGAGTATACTTTGCATATTCAGGATCTATTTCAGGTTTAAGAAACTTCTCAATAAACTTCCAATCACCTTTAATTTTCTTACCTGCACAAAAGTCAAATATGTTAGTTTGGGAATATATGAACTCTCTAGGGTCAATACCGTGGACAAAGTAATAGAAGATGCCTTTGGGAATTACCAAGTGACTCTTATTCTTATGCAGAGCCAAGTCAGCAAACTCAAATCTACCTTTACACTTTACAGCGCTATACTCATACACGCTAGGCATAATTTTGACAGTAGGATAATGCGGGAAGTCTTGTCTTATTCCAAGTATAGTATCATAATCAACACGCTTTGGCATGTTTACGGCAATGTAGTTATTTACATCACCTAAGATTATCTTGTCATACTTGTCATGCTCCAACTGAAGCTTGGTTATATCTTCCCACTGTTTACAGATTTCATAATACTTCTCTTCATACTCTCTTGGAATCATAGTCTCTAGACCATCAGTATTCTGCATCAAGGGTACAGCACCCGGTATACCTTCCGCTAGCATCTCATATAGCATAGCCAAACTCAACTGACCATTAATAGTGATACGCATAGTGAATTCAGGATCATACAGGAAACTGTTAGCATCATTACTCAAACCATAGGTTGAGTTAAGGATGATCTTGTATACATAGTTTCTGACATCTTTCTTACTGATCTTTTTTCTTTCATCAAAGAACCATTCATACTGTTCACAGAACTCTTTCTTGGGTAAATGCGCAGGAGCCCAGCCATTTCTAATTGCTAAGTTGGGATAATAACTGACAACATCTGAAGTCATGATAACCATATCTGCATTAGACTTGTAGACTCTACTTGCCCTGGCGCCATGAATACCACCCAAACCAAAGTCAGTCTTCACTCCTTTGTATTGGATAGAATATTTAAATCCACCTTTAGTTTCTTCTGGAAATACTATGGCTTCATTAAACTTACTAAGAAGCTTCTGAAAGGTTGCAGTGTTGAACTTTATATAATCTAGTATGATATCCTTGACTATAATCTGCTCACGCTTTGTTCTAAGCTGTTTAAGCTCATACTTTTTTATTCCAGTCTTCTGACTAAGGAAATGTAAGAATAACTCTTTAGAAATCCTTGGTTCAGATGCAGAGAACAAATTAATGTTGTACTCATCCGTGAGACTCTTGCGCAGCTCAATCTGCTTCTTACTCAGTTGCATGATAGCCTTGGTAGACTTAACATCATTCTTACAATAGTGAATCACTTCTTCTATCTGCTCAAATGTAGTAATCTCAGAACTATGGTGTATGGGCATATCAACAATGTTGTGCCAATCCATGGTGTACTGAATCCACTTCAGGCTTGATCTTTTAGCCGGGTTATCCCAGTGATTCAACTTGAATACATCTACCTGATTAATCTGGATGTCCTTTGGACTAAACTCCAGAAAGTTACCTTCATCTTGACTCTGTATAATATTCTGTGCTTTGCCATATAGCCATTCAGCTATCTCACATCCACCCATTTCTCTGAGCTGATCAGAGTTACGCAGAATATACTCAGTAATCTGACTGTCAAATCCGAGACCATTGAAACTAACATGCCACTCATCAAGAGTAATGTTTCTTTCTAAGAACTCTATAAGAGCATCTATGTCATTCTGCAAATCATGTACAATGAATACTTCAGTGTCTTCAGACTTTACGCTTTCAAATACGGCTATGAAACAATTACTCAAAGTCTCATAGTCCATTACCCAATGTGTTCTCATACTCAAATTTTATACATAAGAAAAGGGGAGATAGAACTTGACAACTACCTCCCCTCATCAACTGCCTGACAGGGCTTATTTTTTGGCTTCTAGGAATGATTTCCAATCCATGTCTTTCTGGTTAATTGCAAAGAACTCTACCAAAGACTTAATAGCATCTACATCTTCAATATAGTACTCTTGGAAAGTCTCAATAGTTTTTCTTTCTTCCTTAACCGTTCTACCGTTAGCTCTTTTAGTTTTCAGTGGAGACGGGTCCCCGTTCTCATCAAGCTTAGGCAACATATGCAATGTTGTCTTGCTTAATTTACTGATAATTACAAATACCTTGGTAGCTGGATCATAAATACATTCTACATAAGGACAGTCTTCAGTGACAGGGATTAATCTAAATGTTTCCCCTTCATTCCACGAAGACTTGACAACGTACATGTTGCCGCCAATAACTCTACTCATACTGTTGGTTGTTTTTAATTGTTACAAATTAACCTAGAATTTTCTTGTTTTCCAAATTGCTAACTGTTGCTGTGAGATTTTCCTTCTCTAGGTCTGGTTTACTACATAGTTCACCAACACTTCTTAAGAATGATTCATCTACACCAAGTAAACTTGCATACAAGCTAAAGAATCTTTCCGGGAAAAGATAACTTTCCATGTAGGTGTAGCTACCATTTGTTTTGTCAAAGTGATTTAAAATTTTGCGCTTTATTTGCGGGTCCATTTGGCTGTACTTGCCATCCGCCATCTTCTGATAATCATCTTTCAAATCATTATAATCAAATGTCAAGATATTTTGAGTCTCATTCAGTTCTACATAATCACATAATCTCTCATGCTTTAGTATTACTGTCTTCTCAAAGTTCTTGTGCACTTGATCCGTTCTTTTTGGATAGATTGCAATCAGCTTTATATCCTCGGGAGTTAAGTAACCATCCCAAGACAAATATGTCTGTTCAGGAACTACTGGACTACCTAATTTAATTCCAAGGAGCGGATATAAAAACACCTTGGACTTTTGAAAATAGCTCTTATAAAGCGCATCAATTGCCATAAATTCTACAATTTTACATTACCAATAGCTAACTCATATGGTAAAGTATAATCTCTGTTCTCATAATGATAATTCAACACATTAAGTAGACCAGAGAAATCCTCCATCCATATTGCTAGCGTTTCATCTGAAACCTGGAATGGATAAACCTGATTATACTTATCTATTACAATAAATGTAAACACAATTTTCCATTCATTAGCATCCTCTTTTTGTTTGATTAGATTGTTGAACCCCATGATACAATAGATTGCCGCCTGAACATCATAGCGGTAGAACTCTACAGTACTAGGGAAGCTTTGAATGGATTTGTTGGTTGTCTTAAGGTCATTGATAAAGATAGTCTTGGTGTTTTCATCCACCACTATGTTATCAGCAAAACCTTTCAGACCAAACTTGAAATCAATGAGTTCTGTTTTGAGTGATACTTCATTGTAAACAGTTACGCCATTAGAGTTATCATGACCTAATTGTAGAAGCCCCATTACCCTGTCATCTGCTTTGAGGCTAATTAATGATTCTTCTGCCTTTGACTTTACAGAAGCATCAATAACTGTCTTTGATTCTTTGATTTTTAGAAATGTGAAATACTCTTTGTTGTTATCTGTAAGTATCTTGTCAAGTCTCTGCGTATCCGTCTTGAGTGATTGGTAGAGATTATTTACGAGTAACTGATTGAGTATATCTGTAGGGAAGTCTTCCAAAGTTAATGTTTCATTTTGTAATGGCAAGTAATTGTGATAGAAAATATGTTCTAAAATTGTCTTGTTGCTATCTGTGGGAATCTTCCCCGGTAGCATTACAAACTGATCATCAAATTTATCTGGTTCCAGTAACAGACAGTGCAGAGCCCTACCTGCAATGAGGTGGGCATCTGTACTATCTTCTTTCTGGTTGAGAATGTAATGGTTGTAGAACCATCTTGGGGATTGTAAAAGCTTATTTATTCCTGAGTAGCTAAAATAAAACTTCTCATTATAGAACCGGGTTAAGTCCGAGTTCAGGGAGTCCAGGCTCAATGACATCTTCTTTTTTATTTGGTGTAAATATTTCTACTCTTTTGACTAATTGCTTCTCAAGTATCTGAGATATCTCATCACTGAAAGTTACAGCTTGTACTTTAAAGTAGGTACTGCTAGAATAATTTGATATTTCTTCATAATAATGCTTAAGCAATATACTCATGTTCTCTATAGTAACGGCTTCTTTCCTAAGCAGAATCTTGACAATATCATCTTTGTATATTGAACTTGGATGAATATCTAGATATGCACAGAGACCTTTGAAGTTAACATGATTTCTACTTCTTTGATTAGAAATTGGTATACCATATTTTTCAAACAAAATAAGAAGATAGACAAGACTATCAAAGTAATTTGAGTTAGCCATGATTTCCATAGCCAACACAGCATTATCTTGATCATTACTTATAAACATATCAGAGAGAGTCTTGAACATAGTTTCATCTATAGTAACTGCATCAGTACCATTAATATACTTCAGAAGACTATCTTCAAAGTAAAGGTCTCTTGTACTTAGATCCTTGTACACTTCTTTATAGTCATCTTTGATGTAATGGAAAGATGAGCTACTCCTATAATCTTGGTCTTTAATTTGACCTGGGATAAAAGCATACTGTGTTAGTAGTCTAATATCACTCCAGTCATTTATTACCACGTATTCATTAGTATAAAACTCTAGAGCTGTATTAACCTTATCAACATAATACTGGTCAATGTTTATATCAACCTGTAAGGTATTAATGAAGTTTTTGAATGCTTCCGTTTTAATTCTATACAACCATGTATAGTCAGACATCACATCAGCAGTCTTTCTACCAATAATTACTTTGTCAGCTTGATCTATGTCTCTTACAGTTTTTACTCCAAACTCATTATAGATATTCTTCATCTTTACTCTTGGAATAGTTACTCCCGCAGCAAGATATAGTTTATCTTTTTGTTGAAGATCAACATCTGCAGCAACATTTTCAAACTTAAATTGACTACCAAATTCACCCTCAAGGGCTTCAATTTTTAGGTCAACTTTAAAATCTTTTAAGCGAGCTGTATCCATGAAATCTCTATTGAGAATATCAAAATCAAATTTTAAATATGTTTCCATGCTTTGATTAAATTAGATAAGGCAGGAATTACCCTGCCCTATCATTGTTTTAGAATAGTAAGAAGTTCCTTTGGAGGGGAACTGTTTTACACTTGTTTTACTTGACAGCCATCTTCACTACCTGTGCATTCATCATTAGTTTTTGCCATTTGGTCTTATTTCCATTGACAATCTCTTTAACCATAAAATACTTTAAGTCATCAGAGAATGAATCACAGTCTGTAAGTAGTCTAATCATACGGTTAACCATTGCATCTGGAACAGATTTCTCTTGTGCATGCACTAGACAATAGTTAATAATACGAGTAGCCATTACACTAGAAATATCTGCACGGAAATTATCTCCTGCGCCAATCACAGAGTTCAAAGCACCAATAACATAAGACTCACTAGCATTAGTAAGAACCTCATGTGGCGGAATAATCTTATCCATCTGATTATTGATAAACATAGTGAATAGAGAAGATACCTCTGGACCTACTGAACCTTCACCAATCATTTGGATAACCGGTAGCTCATCTTCAAACTTTACAATAGAGCTAATAGAGTTAAAGAAAGTAGTAATAGCTCTTGGATTAACAGAAGTAGTTACTACCTCTGGATTCATCAACAAGAAGTTAATACATCTACCGTCAATACCAACTGATTCTGCCCAACGAGCCCATACAGAAGCATCAAACTTTACCTCAGTAGAGATAAATCTGGTCTTCTGAGCTATGTCAAGAGAAGTAACGTTATAGTCACCATTGTCCGGATTGGTAGTCAATACAATATGCCAGTTCTTTGGTAGCTTCCATGAGATATACTCTTGCCGGTCAATTAACTCCATAGTGGCTTGCATAAATCTTTGGTCAGCACGAGTATAGTCATCCAAGATTAGAAAACCACCCTCTTGTTGTCCCTGAATCCATTCAGGAGCAGCATGTGACATTCTACTTTGGCTTGTAGGTCTAAATCCACCTTTGACATATGTCTCAAGCAAAGTTTCTTGAACCCATTTCTTAGCACCGTCTTTGTTCTCAACTTCAAACTCTTTGAATGGAAAACCAACCAAGTCACCCAACTCCTCAATCTGACTCAAGTTAAGCTTAATAACAGCCATGTTCATCTCTTTAGCCAACTGCATTAGAGATGATGTCTTACCAAGACCAGCATCACCCTCAATATTTACAGCTACAGGAACTTTGCCCTGAGCTTGAATGAACTGGTTATTCTTAACCATATGTCCCAAAAACGCCTTTAATTCATCAATGTTTAATTGTACTTGTGCCATTTTTTCTTTTTTTAGAGTTCTAACTTAATCACTTTGCCAGGAAGGCTATCATTCATACTTGATCTTTCAGACAGCACCCATAGTACAGGTGCTTTTGGTTGAACATTAGTCCAACATTCACCATCTGTGAAATATACAAGACTTGTATACTTTCTAAGATTGGCGTTATAATATTCTAGGACGGGATCAAATTCAGTCCCACCTCTTCCATGAACTACAAGATCTTTCTTAGGATCAAATGGTTCAATGGATTTAATAGATGTATCACACTGTATGATGGTTACATCTACACCACACTTATGAATGTGATAAATCTCACTCATAAACTCTTTAAGTTCATTGTCACTTACAGAACCTGAAGTATCTATAGCCAACAGCATGTGTTGTCTCATCTTAATCTTCAGACCTGGATTGTCAGAATATCTTCTATTCTCTTTTCTTCTAAGCTTCTTAGTAAAGATCTTAGTAGATGTACCTGTAAATCTTCTTACATAACCACGCCAATCAAACTTTGGCTTTTCCAATTGTTGGAGTTTCTCAAGTAGCTGTTGGATGTTACCCGGTACAGTACCTCTCTTCTTTACAGTTTGTTCTGCGGCTTCAGTAAGAATTCTTTGAACTTGCTGTTCAATTAGTTTCTGCTCTGCCTCAGACAAATCTTCAAACTCTTCCCATGTACCATGTTCTGGAACTTGAACTTCACCTTCAGCACCATTACCACCCAATTGAATAGTAATAGTACCTTGACCTTGTTCTACACCATCAAGTAGTTTATCCATGTTGGGAGAACCACAAGTACCATTCTGTTTCTTATCTTCTTTGGCTTCTTTAAGCTGTTCATAGTAATACCTACAGCCTGCCATTCTTTCAAGATTCAACTCAGGATAGTCATCAATGTTGATACCACCTTCAGGAAGATAATCTTTGTCAATATACTGATTGATCTCCATGTCCATAGCTATATTAGCCAACTTATGGTCAGGGAACTTAAAATACTGTGTCAGGTGGAAGAAAGCAATATGCAATAGCTCATGCTTTAGTAAACCTACACGATGATTCTCTGGTAAGTTACTCCAGAAATCTTCATTGATAGCAAGCTGATAGTTAATACCATTCTTGCTTACACCTGCTGTTGGAACTCTATTAGTCCAAATCTTGTTGAGCATGATAAGAAAGAAACCATAAAACGGCTCTTTCCACATCAACTCTTTGCTGGCTTTACCCAGTTGATCATGTTTACTCATCTTTCAACTTTATATTGATGTCTAATTTGTCTACGGGGTACCCCATAGTATCTAACATTGATGCGAGTTGCTTCACATGTCTTTCCAAAAACATGCTTACAATCTCATTTTTATTCTTGTTCTCAATCATGATAGCCAATGCCTTAGCATATGTCAGCGGTTGTTCCATGTCAAAGTGCTTCTTTAACTGCTTATATGCAGTCGGTGAGTGCTCTTCCCATTGAGACTTGTCTGGCTTACCAAACTTATACAGATACGCTAAATACCCAATTTCATCCTTCTTAAACTTGTATGCATTGATTGCCTGGAATGCTACATATGCATTGTCTTTGTCTTCAGAGGTCAACATGTTTAGAAGTGTCTCTGCTTCTTGCTTGTTTAAATTCATCAGTCTTCAATTTTTAACGTTTTAATCATCCATTCTGTGGGCTTATTAATGTTGTCAACCCACTCTTTTGCCGTAGGAATATAGCCGTTGCAGTCTTCTTTGACATGCTGTTCACCTATATACCTTGTATATACTTTCTTTCCATTAGAGTTAATAATGTATGGACCAAAGATTCTTTCACATTCAAAGATACCTTCACTGTGGTGTCTGAACATTCTGTGTTTAGAATGCGCAATCCAACTCTTAGTCTCATCAAACCATTCATGAATCTTTTGATAATCCTCCGGCAAACCACCAAACTTTCTAGCTGATGATTTAGCATGCTCACAAGGATGTGCCATTACTCTTTAGTTTCACTTAGCAAATCACCTTCATGAGTGTAATCTTCAGTATGAGTAATGTAAATGCTATTGTTGATTTTATACTTACCAGAAGGTACAAGTATACTTACTTTACCATAACCCCCATCATTATTCCACCAATCTTCAATACCATCTAGAATATACTGAGATAGAAAGTCATTAAGATCATCATTCATACTATAACTTAAAGCACGCAGATACTTAGCATTTGGACTATATGTATCTATTGAATCAATCTGATCAATTGCAATCTCATCATCTTCATCTAATTTGTCTGTGGTATATACTATATCATCAATAGCACCTGAATCTCCACCACCTGAATAAGTTACTAAAAGTCCGGTCACGCCTTCATTGGCCAACTTAACTAAGAGGCCTGTCATTTCTAATTCTGTCATAGTTATCTTGAAATTATGTGATTTACTACTCTTTCCCAATAGTCCCAATGAACCATAGGAGCAAGAGCTTTAGCAGCATGAGCAGAGTTCAATGCTTCTGTCTTTGCTTTTTCTGGGCCGTGAAGTTTTAGAGAGTTCTTATAGATCTCTTCAGCCTTTTCTTTTGAACGCATATTACTTTGTTTTGTAAAACCTACCTAAGATATTCCCGTTTAGGAATTCTTCTTTCTCAAGTACCTCATATTGGAATAAGTACTTTGTTTCCTGATATGTAAGCTCTGTAGCTGAATGGCAAATAGTTAAGATTTCACGGTGAATAACCGTATTCTTTTTGTGAGCCTCTTGTAAAACCTTATTACTGCTATAGTATTGCTTGTAATTCAGTTTAGTCTCCTTTGTGTACTTCTTAACTCTTTGGTCTGTTAAAGCTGCCAAAGCCTTTTTACCCATCTTCTTTTTGGTGACGGAGTAAAAGTTCTTCTTACCAATATACCTTACACACTTACCATCTATAATGGCAGTCATCATGTATATGAAGCCTACAGCTCCTTCAGGAATCATTGAGTCTTTGAACTCAACGTTTTTGTATATCCAACTCATTTAATAAAGATAATAATTTTTCTTTGACTTTAATAAGACCATGAGCCTTAACTGAATCAGATAAATCCTTCTCCATATCAAGCACTACATAGCTAACACCATAGTTTTCCTGATACTTCTTGGCAGCTGCAATACCCGGTTCATCATTGTCAAACAAGACAATTACTTTCTTAAACCTTTGCTTCAATATATGCATACCAGTTTTAGTAATCATACTGTTCTCACTGTCCGGAGCAATTGACTGATAGCCTACTAGTCCAAGTTTTCTGAATGCCATTAAGTCTTTGAGAGATGAGGTAATAATCAAAGCATCACAACTACTAGATGTTAACTGATCAGAACCCTGTGTGTAATTCTCAACCTTGATAAACTTCTTCTCTGGATTCTTGGGCATATAGATCTTGTACAAAGAGCCATCATTCCTGAAATAACCATAAACATACTTTCTATTGAATTTAACAGACTTGATACTACCATCTAGTTCTGTCTTCTCCATAGTAAAGAACTCTAGCGGAGATACATTATAGTGCTCTAATAACTTAGAACCTATCTTGTAACTCATCCAATAAGCCTCATCAAGGTTAGTCCAGTGTCTGATTTCATAGTCAGTGACTTTGTACTTGTCATGAAACTGATGCTCTACAGTTACAGAGATGTTATTATCCTTGACATAGGCAGCATAATCTGTGACAATTCTATTCACCGTGTTGGCAAATGTCCCAAGATTAAACAAGCAGGTTACCAAATGAATTGCATCACCCTGATGACCTGAAGAAAAATCCTTGAACTTGTACTGTGCATTGACTGTGTCAAAGTAAATAAACATTGACGGTACCTTATCACTTGAGTTGAATGCAGATAGGATCTTTACATCCTGACCGGTGAGTCTTTCTTTGAGATTTAAATAATACTCAAATATCCATTCTCTTGGCACGTCTTCTATGCCCCCAATAATTGTTTTTGTAGATATCATAACGTGTAAATTTAATAGAAAAGGGGGAACCGTATGACTCCCCCTTAACTATAAGCTGTTATGCTTAGTCAAGACTGAAGTCAGAAGATGATCTTGTTGGAATATCCAAATCATCATCACCGAAATCCTTTACAGGTTTTACTTCTAGTTTCTTAAGGTGGTCTGCCTCATTGTAAGGCATTACTTTAGCACCCTTAGCTGCATAAGCATATCCATCTTTAGAACCTTTTGGTAACCACATATCGTAATTAGTGTAACCAGTTTTACCTTCATACTCTTTACCAGCAATACAGAATTCAAGATATTTATCTTTGAAAGGAGCATCTTTAGCAAATGCATTCACCAACTCCTCAATTGTGTCATGCTTGTTATCTTGAGCCAAGAACCAATCATTGATTCCCATAGTCTTGCACAAGTTCTGCAAGAAGATCATGATAGATCTATCTCTCTGAATCTTGATACCTGACTTAGTCTCACCATCAGCAAATGCGTATTGACTAGCCTTAACTCTACCAATCTGACCTGCATAGTGACCCTTGCTCTCATCATCTTTGTCAATCATAAATCCTTCAAACCCATCAATAGGCTCAGTCTCCATGTTCATCATGAAGTGCACTGCACCATCAATAAATTTGAATTCTTCCAAATACACACTGTTAATCTTTAGTGTGTGGTTTCCCGGTGCAAATGTTTTAGGTAGTCCATTACCACCTTCTTTGCCTAAGTCTGTTGTGCTTAATGCCATCTTTCTTTGTTTTATTTGTGTAAAAATACTTTGTCCCACGTTGTATGCAAGACATTGTCAATCATTTCTGTAATTACTATCTCTTCATTTCTGAGATGTTCTGGTCTTGCACCGCAAGTCACTTCATCATTGGTCTTGAATGATAGAATGGTCTTATTACCTTTTCTATACATGTAACCAATAGCATCCGCCTGTGCACAAATCAGGGACTTAATCTTACCTGTCAAATCAATATTGGCAGACATAACTAACTCACCTTTATCATCCACTTGTTTGTCTTTGATGTGACCTGACAAGATAATTGTTGGTGCTAAGCCATCAATAAAGTCCAAGACTTGGAAAAATGCCTGGCGAATATATAAATATCCTGCACCATTTGGCAAATTGATTACAGTATCTCCGTCAAAGTTCTTACCCATAGGCGTCTGCTTATAGAGTTTGATAGCCAATGGCATAATCATTTCCTCTAATGCAGTTACAGTATCTATGGTAACATAATCATACGGTTTTCCTGCCTCCTTGATAGCCTTACCGGCATCTAAGAGCTCTTGTAAATTACTGATCTTGACTTTCATAGCTTCAACATAATCAGTTCCGTTTTCCAAATCAAGAATGAGATTATTCTCAAGACCAGCATACGCTGTGGTTTTACCGGTCTTTGGTTTAGAATAGATAACTATTCTCTTGGGGTTTACTCTCTCCCCTTTAACTTTTGCAGTTGGCAATATTATTCCCATAACTTAAGAATTAATGATGTCATTTAACCACTTCTTGTTGCTCACAGGTTTCTTTAGCATGATTGCTGCAAGGTCTCTAATTGTGACTTGATCCAATGGTGCATCCATGTCCGGGTCCATAATCTCATCAAAGTCTGGGAATTGACCAACTGGCTCTTCAACTGGTTGTTGAACATCAATTTTAATCAGTTCTGAAACAGGGACAAGATATCTGAAGTGACCATTGGCTGCGGGTTCAGTCTTCTCATACTCTTCTTCATAGTGAGGATTAAATCTCCACTTGTAAAGAGTTCTGGTAGGATCTTCAGGATCTAGGTCAATACTTGTGAACTCAGTATAGATATCCTTACCTTTCTTAACTTCACTAAGAAAGAATCCAATGTGTTGCTCTCCCATGCCTTTAGGCACATAAGCACACTTGGGGATAAATACTGGGTTGTCTTCACCTAGTAACTTGAATTTCCAATCATGAAACACATACAGTTCTTCAGTCTTTTCTTGCCTGTTGATTGTAGGTTTTGTTGTTAAACTCATAATGTACTATTTTGTTGTTAATCTTTTCTCCTGTATAGGAGGTGTAATCATCTCTGCAATACTCATCTTTTCAAATTCAGCCTTAAAGAAACATAGTCCGGTTTCACCATTTCTTGATTTAAGAAAGTGTAGTACTAAGACTTTGTCATCTTCAATCACATACCTATCTGGTCCATAAAATCTAATCTTCTGTTTAGCAGGTCTATTGATACCAATTACAGTATCAGCATGCTGAAGAATAGCATCTGAGCCAAATATATCAGACTCTAACACATAATTACCATACTTACCTTCTTCACTTCTCTCTGGGTTGTCAATATTTCTATTGAGCTGACTCAAGAGTATAAATGCTACCGGCCACTGTCTTTTAAGAGATGTAATTGCTTCACCTAGGTTTGCTAGCATGTCCTGCTTAGACTTTTCTGTAGGTCCGTTCTTAAATAGTACAGAGTGATCTATAGTAATCAGTGCTTTTGTAAAAATCAGATTATTCTCAGAATCATAATGCGCATGGTCCAACATGTATTCCCCTACTATTTGCTTGAACTCTTCAACGGTACAAGACTTCTCTACTACGTCTATGGGATATTTTATTTTGGCTTTTGCGTAATCATAACATTTTTGTAAATCATCACTTGAAAGTTTTCCATCAGCACTACATAAGTACTTGTAAGACCTACCAATCACACTGGAATACTCACGTATTGCAGAAGTTCTTGCTAGCATCTCAAATTGGAATTGCAGGACTCTAAAGTTCTCACCGGGGTTAAGAGGAAAGGACTCTCTTACAATTTGCTCTGCAATAAGAGTCTTACCACTAGCAGGTCTACCGGCAATCACAGTGAAGGTATTCCACTCTAATCCATCTGTAGTTGCATTATTAAATTTTGCCCATGGTGTTCTGAGACTCTTAATCTCACCCTTCATTCTACCCTGTAGATATCTCAGAGATTCCTGAAAACCTTCACGTTGACTGTTCCACTTTTTCTTTGGACCAGCCTTTTCTTTGTTATCCATATTTACCTGTTTATTTCCTTCTGCTTGACATGTTCATACAGCATATGAAGTAGTGTTACTACAACTTCAATACTGAAGTATTGCCAAAAGGTCACTGAGATTATAAATAGATCAACTACTTTGTACCCAATGAGAGTCCCCATTAATGCTATAACGAGGATCTTTAATTTGTAGTTTATCAAAATACTTTTTCACTAAAATGTTTGTCATCAATTCCTGTTTCTCCATTGGTAATCATATCACAATAATTTGCTAACTCTGAATCATATGTCTTATCAGCATTCTGTTTGCGGATAAAGTACTGAGAAGTTCTCATGTACTTGTAACCTTGTCTTTCATACTGATCTAGATACAATTTTGTGGCATCTAATACTGTTTCCCATGAGTAAGTATGATTCTCAAAGAACCACTTGAAATTACCTTCAAGGTTCTTCTTATCTGATCTTGCATATTTACCGCTGGGAAGCTTAAATTTAGGAAAAAGTTCCAAATAAGCCTCAATATTTGCCATAAAATGATCACCCATAACGGCCTTTGCTGACTTCTTTTTACTTGTCTTGAAGAATCCTTCTATGTCTTGTATAAAGGCAACTGATTTAGGTGTCAATTCTCCGGCTCCTGTTAACCACTCATCAGAAATAAGTCTCATCTTTTCCAGAGCTAAGCTCATACTGATTACGGGAACCATGTTTTCTTTTTTACACCACAACAAATAGAATTGGTTTGGTGTAAGGTCTGCTTTGATTAGTCTGTTGAATATTTCTTCCATCACCATTCAATATCAAAGTTGTTATTCTTCTTGAGTATGTCTTTGATTTCATTAAACACATTCTTGCAGTCCCATTCTTTTAAGCCGGTATAACTTGCGGCAGCTGGATGACTAATAAAGAACTTGTAATTGTTATCATTAACACAATCAGCCCACTCTTCTGCTTTCTTGCCTAGATAGACATAGATTAGCCCTGGACAGTGCCAAGTAAGCCAATCAAATAGATATGCAGCAAAGGGCTTCCAAATTAGATAGTGCTGACCTATCTTACCTACATTAGTTGTCAAAGCTGTATTAAACATCAGAACACCTTGATTAGCCCACCTTGTAAGGTCCTTATCTGTGGAAATCTGTTCATTGTCATATACGGTTCTATTGACAGCATTTAACAGGTACTTTAAACTTGGTTGCATATCATCTGTCTGACTTAGACTGAATGATATACCATCCGCATGTCCTAATCCAGGGTATGGATCCTGACCTATGATTACTACCTTGATATCAGTATATGGACACTCTTCAAATGCCCGGAACCAATTCTTCATAGTAGGAGTAAACCTCTTACCGTCTTTAGCTTGTTTAGCCAACTCTACTATGATGTTATCAAAGTCTCTACTGTATATGAATCCTCTCAGGACTCTAGCCCAACCTGATGGTTGTAGCTTAGCCATTATCTTCTCTTTTATTTCTTCAATGTCTAGTTTTTCTGTCATATTTTCTATATTTGTGTTATGGCAATTAAAGTTAAAGAACTCAAAGATGATGTGCTCATTGATGTAAAAGTCAATAAGAGCTTCTACATGATGTTAAAAGGGACTATCTATTATCTATTCAATCAAATTGAAGATGCTCAGAAAAGAGAAGAAGCCCTCAAGAATGTCATGAACAACAAATATGAAGACATGACTGCTTATGAGCGTTCCTTCTACACTCTTACTCTTATCATTGCTGAGATAGAAAGAGTTGCTGCTGAACAGAATATGTACAAAGAAGAAACTCTTCTTGAGCCTGATGATGAAGGTTACACTGAACCTACTGAAGAATAATATTATTCTGTCTTGCTACATCATTACAAGCCTCAATAGCCAAAGTCATCTCAAGTCCACTGCAATCAGCAAATGATTTGCAGATTACTTTCTTCTCACCTTCATCTTCTACTTCATAGCACAATCCTGCTTTTTCCTTTATGATCAACTTCATATCATCAAAGGCAAATCCAAGTTCTCCTGCTAATTCTCTTATACAAGCATGAACTTTACTTATTTGGGCAGGAGATGTTCCCCTGCCCTTAATACATACAAAAATCTCTACTTCTTGACCATCTTTGACTTTGTCAATGAACTGGTCATACAGGAGCTTATCTTTCCTGTTAGAGTAACTC